GTCATCAACTGGAAGAACACCACGAACAACGCATACGACGGTGAGAAGTTGCACATGCTGTACCTCGATGAGGCGGGCAAGTGGGAGAAGCCTACCGATATCCGTGAGGCGTGGCGTATCGAGCGTACGTGTTTGATCGTAGGTAGAAANGTGGTTGGAAANGCTATCGTNGGNAGTACCGTNAACCCNATGAACAANGGNGGCANCGAGTACAAAGGNTTGTGGTATGACTCTGACCCNAACGAAAGAAATAGTAACGGTAGAACCAGGTCGGGNCTGTACAGAATATTNATNCCAGCNTANGANGCNCTNGAAGGATTNTTTGATCAGTACGGAAACCCAGTCATAGAAGACCCAGAGCAAGAGATAGAAGGAATCGATGGGGACTTTATCACCATCGGCAGCAAGACGTACTTAAAAAATGAACGCAGGTCATTCAAGGATAACCCTTCAGAACTAAACGAGGTAACGAGGCAGTTCCCGTTCACGGAGGATGAAGCATTTAGAGATAGCATTGAGGGTAGTTTATTTAATATTGGAAAGATCTATCAACAGATTGAGCACAACGAGGAGCTATTTCCAAATCCAGTTGTAGTAGGAAATTTTGTTTGGAGAGAGAAAGACAAAGAGGTTGTTTTTTCTCCCACCCCGAACGGCAGGTTCAGAGTGTGTTGGATGCCAGAGTCTCAGGATCGAAATGTATCAAAACTACANAGGGGCAAAAGGGTTGCACCATTTCCTGAATATGGCTGCGGTGGGGTTGACTCTTATGATTTAGATGCTACCGTAGATAATAGGGGTTCGAAAGGCGCCCTACACATGTACAATAAATTTTCTATGAATCGACCATCAAATATGTTTGTNGTTGANTATGCTTCTCGCCCCGACCTNGCGAGTATATTCTATGANGACGTTTTGATGTGTGCATTTTATTANGGATACCCACTGCTTGTAGAAAATAACAAGTATGGGATTGTAAGATACTTTGAGTCAAGGGGTTACGACGGTTACTTAATGGATAGGCCGAAACACTTGCTTAGCAGTTCTTCACATGTTAATGTTAAGACAAAAGGTATACCCTCTAACTCACAAGATGTTATTCAGTCTCACGCTCAATCAATAGAAAAATACATTCACGAGCACGTTGGCATAGATCACGAAACTGGNGAGGTAGGCAAAATGTATTTCAATAGAACGCTAGAGGACTGGATAGGATTTAAAATAGATAAGAGAACTAAGTTTGACTTGACTATTAGCTCTGGACTTTGNTTGTTGGCCGCTCAAAAAACGAAAAAAAANGAAAGAGNAAACTTCGAAGAGAAGGTGTTTTTCAGGAGATATAGGGTCTAGCTTGTATTTGTTATATTTGCAAAATACGCCTATAGTGCTATCAACAAATGAATTACACAGACAACTCGCGTAAAAGCTCTTTTCCCGATCCTCTTGTTAGCACGGAGGTTAAAAAAAGCAAGGCCTATGGATTGCAATACGCAAAAGCCATGGAAGCCCAGTGGGGGAAAATGACATCGCCCTCTTCTTTGTACGGAAAAAGGAATTCTATTTTTGAAAGAAGTAGAGATTACGCAAACGGGACGCAAGATACCAATGTCTACAAAAAACTTTTAAGGTCGTTATCTCCAAACGATGGAGATGGAAGCCTCCTTAACCTTGACTACACCCCAGTTCCAATTCTTCCCAAGTTTGTTAGGGTCGTAGCAAATAAAATTTTATCTCGCAATCCTTATCCAAACCTTGAGGCTGTCGATCCTCTTTCTTCCTCGGAGAAGAACAATAAAAAAAGAAGGATAGAAATACAGGTAGAAGCAAAAAAGCAGCTTCAGCAGTTAAAACAAAGCACGGGTATGGTTATTGGAGAAGATCCAGATAAACTTCCTGATAGTCTTGAAGAAGCTGAAATCCTCTTAGGAACAAATGTAAAAACTGATGCTGAGATAGCCGCTCAGATCGGAACCAACATGACCCTTTCTTGGAACTCGTTTAATGACAACGTGTTTCGAAGATGCGTAAACGATTTGGTGTCTTTGGGAATGGCGGTCGTAAAAAGAAGTAACGACCCTAACGAAGGCATTAAAACAGAATACGTAGATCCTTCATTATTTATTCATAGCTATACAGAGGATCCTGGATTAAATGATTTGATTTATGCGGGCCACGTTAAAACCATTTCTATTCAAGAGCTAAAGCGTCTAGCTGGACACGAATTAGATGAGTCTGTTTTTGAAGAAATAGCGAAAAGCGTGATGAGCAAGTACGGGAACAACCCTAACTCGTACAATAAGAAATCATACAACAAAAACTCTATGCGTCAGGAGTATGGGTATGATGAGTATATGCTAGACGTCCTTGATTTTGAGTTCATCTCTGTTGACTGTATTTACTTCGAAGAAAAGGAAAATCGTTTTGGNAATACAAACTTCTTTATGAAGGGGTTTGACTATGAAGAAAAGCAGGGGAGCGTTTTTGACAGAACCCCTCACAAAATGGAGGTATCTACTCTTTACGGGGGGTCTTACGTAATGGGTGGATCTGGTGTGATATTTAATTATGGGATGATGAAAAACGTCCCAAAAAATATTCACGATCTGTCAAGGTGTAAGCTTTCTTACTCTGCCGTCGCNACTAACATACGTGGCATGATGCCCAAATCCATGGTGGATAGCTGCACTGGATTCGCGGATATGTTGCAGTTAACCCACTTGAAGATTCAACAAGCTATCGCAAAGGCAAAGCCTGACGGATTGATTATTGATATTGAAGGATTAGAAAACGTACAGCTTGGAAAGGGTGGCGAGCTTCAGCCNTTGGACCTTCATGATATCTACGAGCAGACGGGTGTCTTCTACTACAGAAGTAAGAACCCAGAAGGCGGGTTCCAGAATCCCCCAGTAAGAGAGATTGGTAACAGCATCCGCAATATCAATGAGTTGATCGGTTTGTACAACCACTATCTCAGAATGATCCGTGACACAACGGGCATCAACGAGATGATGGATGCNTCCACGCCAAAAGGTGATACGCTCGTAGGTGTTCAGCAGCAAGCAATCGCAGCTGGAAATAACGCNATCTACGACATTACGAATGCTTCTATGATTCTTTATAAGAAGGTTTGCGAAGATATCGTAAAGTGCATTCAGATCCTGCCAACAGATTCTGTCTTGTACAAAANTTACGAGAACGCAATAGGCAAGGAGAACATGTCTGTTATTTCTTCTTTTAGCGAGCTTCCCATGTACAACTTCGGCGTTCAAGTCGTTAAGGAGATGGAGGATCAAGACAGGGTTTATCTGGAGCAAAACATTCAGATGTCTATTCAGCAAAAAGAACTTGACATTGAGGANGCTATTGCTATCCGAAACATGAAGGACGTGAATCAGGCTGAGCGCCTTCTTGTTGTTCGCCGCAAAAAGCGTATGGCTAAGATGCAGGAGATGGCTATGCAAAACTCACAAGCGCAGGCTCAGTCCGCTCAGCAGGCTGCCCAGGCTGCCTCTCAAGCCAAGATNCAAGAAATGCAGATGGAGGCTCAGCTCGAAGCACAACAACTTCAGTTAAAGGCACAGCTTGAGGGTCAGCTCGAACAAGTCAAGCATCAGTTCAGAAAAGAAATTGAACTGATTAAGGCTCAGGCTACACTTGGTTTCAAAACCGATGAGCAAGAGTTTAAAGAAAAGCTAGAGGTCCTCAAGGAAGATAGAAAAGACGAAAGGGTTAAAAAGCAGTCTGCCGAGCAGAGCAAACTAATCTCTCAAAGACAAGGCATACGAGGCGAGCTGCCAGAGGCGGCTGACAGCATGGACGAAGTTGTAAACTCATTATTAGGTTAATATGGCTAGTAGCGTAAATTTAGACGTAGCAGAAAGATTGGACATCACTTGCAGAAGAGGTGATACATTTTCTTTGACTCTTACTTTAAATGATTCAAGTGGAAACGCTATAACCCTGGCTACTTCTGGCTATGAGTTTTTGATGGATGTAAAGACCGTGCGCCAAAGAACTAGATCTGGATTATCTGAGAGGGAAGTTATTGCGTCTAGCTCATTGTCCCCCTCCACGTCAAACGCAAAGGGACTAACGTCAGATCAAAAAAACAGGTTGAGTAACGGCTTCGAGTTTAAAGANATTACAGATAGCGGAACTGTAAATGTCACGGCNTCTGCTGACACNATGTCTAACTTGCCAGTCGGTTCTTTTGAGTACGATATTCAGCAAAAAGTAGGCGATGTCGTCACAACCATTCTTAGAGGTTCATTTACTGTAAACGAAGATATCTCTAGGTAATATGGCTATAACAGTTACAGCAGCATCGGGTAGCACTTCGGTAACAGTTACAGCTCCAGCTTCT